CTCCGCCCTTGCTAGTATGCCAGTAAAGCCACTCGTGCCCTTTAGCAGACGGGCTAGCTGAGTTGAAATGCAGCTCAATAACTGCGTCGATGTCGTCTTCTATTAACTTACGAGACAGATAATTGATACCGCCCGTGTAACTCTTTGCCGGATATTGATCGTAGATCCTGTGTTCTACATTTAACACATGAGCAATTCGACGTACCATGTCGCGATTGAAATCCCACTCCGACAGAATATATCCGCCTGTCGTGTAAGCTCCTTGATCGCCTAAACGGGAATGTCCAACTGCTAGACCGACTTTCATTTTTTAAGGACGCGGTAAAGAGATACGAGGCCAACAGCGATGCCCACAATAAGAGAACCAACACGCAACCAATACTCAAATTGTTCCTGCATGCTTGTGATAAGGCCCAGCATCGGAGCCGCCATGCCAACTAGAGAGTCGATAACCTTGGAGTAGTTAATCATTTTTTGCGGTCTCTATTCCGTTTAGCCTTTTTCAGCAAGGCCCGTTTATTGGGGAGCAAGCTTGGGTCGATAGTCCCCTTTCCTTTAGGCAGGGGGGTAGCCCTTTCTGGGGTGGGCGAAGCAGATGAAGGAAGAGGAATCTTTCCCCGTTTAATCTGTTTGAGGGCTTTGTCTGATAAACCTCTTTCTTTTTGAGGTCCGCGATAGTCTTCATAAGAAAGCCCACTATCGAGAAAGTTCCTGAACTTGTCATACTCTTCCTTAGTTGGAGCGAATCGGTCTAGCTCAGACAAGACACGCCTAGTTTCTAGTTTCTCTTCGTGTTTCTTATTGGCCACATAATTTTGTCGTTTTTTCAACGCCTCTTCATAGGCCCTATCTTCTGGAGATACGGAGCGAGGTTCCCCATACTTATTGGGTTTTCCCAATTCCTCCCACGCATCATACGCTTGCTTATACTTTTT